AAATCAAATATGTCTGTAGAATTATTATCTCTGTCGTCGCCTTTTATATAAAATTGTGTTGTAAAATCGTTTTTTATTAAATCTCTTAAATTATCTGGATTAACGCCAGTGCCTCCTCTTGGATGCGCTTTGGTATTAAATGATTCTATGTATTTTGCTTTTTTGGAAACTACAATTTCATCCATATAACCATTAAAACTCGTAGCATAAACTTTATTACTTTTTGATACATATGGAGTTTTTGTACCACCAATTTGTATTTCTCCTCTAGTTGCATTTTCTCCTGACAAATATTTAAAGCCAAAAATAGGCCTTTTATTAATAGTAATTGAAGCTTCTCTAGTTCCGTCAACGAACATGTACATATTATCTCCGTTTCTTACAACCGCAATATGATGCCAAGCATCGTCGGCAATATTTGTAGTACTCGTTATATCAGCTTGTAGCTGTAGTTTAAGATCAGAAAATTCTGGAACCAGATTCGACGTAGTTCCCAAGCTGCTATTAAAAGTTTGAAAACTAATACCCCCAACAGGACTAAATGCTCGAAATCTAACTTTTCCTAAATCAGTAAAATCAGGATCAGAACTATTCTTAGTTCCTACCTCAATTCTCCAGGAGCCGCCAAAAAGATTAGCAAAAGTACTGTGAACACTATCTCTTTGCAATTCTTTTTGAATTTGATCTGATATTACAGTCATTTCGGCTAGACCAGGGATTCCACCATTTCCATCCCAATTAATTGAACTATTTTCTTCTGAAGCAATTAGCACCTTAGGCACCCCCTCTACACCACTAGAAGAGTCGACGCCGCTACTTGCAACTTTTAAATTATAAACGTTTTGAACTTGCGCAGCACTAGCTTTTACATAAAACTCAATAGTAAAGTTAACTCCATCAAAAGTACCGAGAGGCGCCTCGGGCGTCACTGAAAGATCTCCACGAGTTGTTGGATTAGAAACTGTTGAAAAGCTATCCCTAACTAATAAAACTTTTCCAGTTTCTGCGTCTGTGCCAAAAGTGTCTGAGCTTGGAAAAAATATTGAGCCGCTTCCAAACTTTTTAGTCCCAGTTTTTACTTTGATCGATCCATCTGAGTTGATAACGGTTTTTGCTTCTCTGAGTTTATAAGAAGATAAAGATGCTCCAGTCAATTCATTTCCAGTTAAAGAAGATGTATTGATAACATCTTTAGTTTTAAACTTACCATTCCAATTACCAACATACTCTTTTGTATCAGGTAAATAATTAGAAGGCACTTTCATTTTTAAAAGTTTTAATAAATACTTTCTATCTGGAACATTCGCAAATGCTCTAGAATCAAGAGTAGTACCAATGATTGCAGAATCTGGATAGTATAATTTACAAGATACTGTTTCTACAATTGAGTGCAAGCTTGATGCTGCCATAGTCGAATCTTTTCCGCCTCTAAACTCTTCATCGGGATCTATTCTTGAAATTCTTATTACTCTTTTTTTACCTTTTGGATTTGGAGGTAGGTGGATTTTAGTCTCAAATAGATAATCGCTGGTCGCAAGTCCAGAAACTTTTCTAATAAAATAACCACCAGTATCATTTTCTATTAATTCGTGGGGAACGTAACCGCGGACAGTATTATAAAATTGACCATTGATAGCAAATTTTGCACCATCAGCGGCCCCTTCTGCGTTTTCTGCCATCTCAGGAGTAACCTCCAGTATTGGCGGCTGATTAATTGAAGGTTCTCCTTCGTTATTAACATAAATTAAAAAACTAAGATCTGCTGGTTTAGTTTTCGTAGTTCTTTTTCCTACAACATTTTTACTTAAAGCCTGGACGTTAATCACGATCGAAACAATATCTACATTTGTATCAGTAATTGTGTGCACTATTGGATGCATATGCCTCTCCAGCTTTTTAAACTTTTCATGTAATGCAACTTTTTGCTCTGTAAAAACTTTTACAATACCCGCTACACCTTTTGCATCTTGTAATTCTATTGCTACTCCAGCGGCTTTTAATATGTCATCAAACTTTCCATCTTTGCCCATTTGTATATTAAAATGATCTCCCTCATATGCATTTGGGCCTAGTTCCCTAGAATATGTTGATACTGGAGCTAGCTCGTTTGGCAAAGTTGTTTTAGGCACATCACTATTTGCAGGAAAAAGTTGAGAGTTGTAGAAAATAGTTTTACCGTGACTTTTATAAGAATTTGGAAAAGGATCCTGCCTGGTTATTCCTTCTCTAAAATCAGCATCAAAGACCCTAAAGTTAAACGTATTATCTCTTTCATTTAATACTGGAGTATCATTTAAAAATATTGATTTTAAATACTGTAAATTCTGTGAGCGCAATGCAGAAAAAAATCTAATAGTATTTCCAGCTTTGTCAGAAAAACCTTCGATCGGACCTTCGCAAATTAAATCAACTATTTTCGACAAACTTGCAGATTCAAAATACTGATCTTCACCTTTTTTGTTAGCCTTACTGACCAAGGGAGTTTCTTTTCTTATCGCGGTGTCGAGTTTCCAATCATAATAAGGATAAGTATAAGAATCATAGGTTCCACCATGCATTCCTAATACGGCATTAAACTTTTTACCTAAACCTACATTAGTAGCCATAAATTATCCTCCTGCTCCTCCGCCAGAATCTTGATCTAGAGAAAATACTCCTGCTGGATCTGTATTTTCTAAGTAAACTTTTGTGTCTCCCAAGTTTTCTTGATACTTGGACACATTGCCTAAATTCTTAAAAAATCTAACGTGAGATTGTGAAGAACTGACATCACTAGTCGTATCGACTCTATGTCTATCAATATGTTCCATTGTGGCACTAGCGACCACAGAACCAACCAAAAGCCTTCCATAGCCCAAAGGCACTGAAACTCCTTGTTGCGCTACGTTTTCTCCGCCAGAAAATAAAAATGATTTGCTTTGCTTTTCTTCTTCTGGCTTTGGCGGCTTAAAAAGAGCTCGCATAATAAATCCAGTTGCAAGGCTAACAGTTAACGAAACAAGAAAAGCTGTCAAAGCTCCTTCTGCATTTGGTATTATATGAAATTCTTTACATTTTTTTGGCAAAGGCACAATTAACTCTTCTTTGGATTGTATTATATGTTCTTCGTTGTCAAGAAGAAAAGAAAAAGTTTTGTTTTCTTGAAGATTATCTAATAAATAGTCGAAAAAGCCTCCAACATTTGCATCAATTGCTCTCAACGCTTCTGTTATTGAATCCACCTCGAGTAGCCATTTTTCTCCAAACATTTTACCAATTTTTCCATGTAAATGTATAGTTTTCATCCTTAGACCGTTAAGTATTATTACACTATTTATTTGCTATTCTATACACGCTATGTATTTTTTTTAAAAAAACATCATCAAGCATTCTTTTTGAAGACAAAGTGCCTTGCTGATGATGCATAAACTGATTATCATCTAACATTATTCCAAAATGAGATATAGATGCATTTTCGGCAGAAAATATTAAAAGATCGTTCGTTTGAGCCAAATTGTTAGATATTCTTTGTATGTCATTTTTTTTAAAAAAATTTTTAAATTTATCTAGAACGCTTGAGTCATATTGATATTCGCTTGACCTTTTTAAGTAAAAATTAAAGTCACAATGATTTAAAAGGCCAATTGAAATATAATAATCATATACAAACTTCCAACAATTTTGAAAATGTTCTATATAGTCACGTCCAATTAATGGCGGCAATGAATATGTTGTGGGAAAAAATATGTTAAAATTGTCTGTTTCTAATGCGTATAAGCAAATAGGAATGCACAACTCTTCAGATTGATCAATATCTTTTTGAGAAAAGATGGCATCACCAACTGGGTGAGAATGATATAAACAAACTATATCATACTTTTTCTTTACTTCTAAAAATTTATAAGGAGAAATTTTAAATCCCTCTTTTGGATAATCATATATATTTTCGCAGGGTATTATTATTAACTGTTTTAAATTGTCTAAAACAATAAATCCACAACATTCTTTTTCTCGTTCAATTTTAGCATGAGTAATTAGAAGAGTTTCTATTTTTTTATCCATAAGGAAATCTCTCTACTCCAGGAAAACCTCCATATGGCAAACCTTTATTTGTATTCGCAAATCTTAGTAAACATCCGCTAAGATTTTTTGAGCATTGGTCTTGAACCCAGTTATCTGTATCATATCTTGGATCTTTGCCCGAAACATTAAAAAATGTTAAAGCGGTACCTTCAAATTCTGTTGCCATTTTACCAGTAGGCTTCGCAACAAAATACAATTTAACTTCGTCTGATTCAGTGCTTTGAATTGTTACATAGTCGCCGCTGGCATAGATTCCAGTTCTGTCGTATGAGCCAGAGTTTGCAAATGGCGAGCTAAGGTTTCCTTGCCATGGCGCATTTCCGTCTGTCGAGAATCCATATACTTCTCCTAAAAATTTATTATTGTCTGCATCTGCAACTGGTTGACCAAGAATATTTCCATCGGTTGGAAGTAGCCAGGTTGACTTTGGGTGCACATCTTTATTTCCGTAATGACAACCATTTCCTCTATAGATCCACGGACAGTAATTCGCATAAACAGTACGAGCTGGCAATTTTACAGTCTCAAGCTCTAACTCGGAAACAAGCTCAAACTCTATAGCGTTTTTATCTTCAAGTATCTTTTTGTTAATAAAATACTTTTCATCTGGAAATTTAACAGTTTCATCTGGAGTACCGTATGGATTAATGTTGTCAACAAAATTTGTTTCATCTAAATATTTTAAGAAGGTTCTTATTCTTTTTACTTTTAGTCCAACAAAATCATCCTTTCCGTTTATAATGCTAGAAATAAATCCATCAGTATTTGCTAACACCATTTTTGGCCGAGGTAAACTTCCGTCTCCCTTAATTTCAAAATCTTCAACTTCTACAGAATAAGCTTGGTATGTTTCACTATTAAAAACAATATCTCCTTGAATAACTTTCCCAGCATGAAATCTATAAATTTGTCCGCCATACTTTGCGGTATCTATTTCAAAAAGTTCAATTATTGCAGATCCTTCTAAAGACTGTATCTGTTCATTAAACTTAATCGTATCGATTTGCTCGAACGTATCGATGTGAGAATATTGATTTGATTGAGTTTCTTCTGCCATCTTTTATTTTATTTAAATTAGTTTGATAAATCCAGCGTAAGATTCATTTTTTCCTCTTAAACCAAAATCAGCTATTTTGACCTTTTGTGCCGCATCTCCCGCAGCAGAACCATCTGCGTCAAGTATTTTTAAAATATAATATCTAAATGATCCTTTATTTTCTTCGGGTATCTGAAAATATCTTATTGCCCCAGGAACTGAAACGTAAGAATTGTGCAGTGCTCCTTCTACCTCAATTAAGCTTTTTTGTTGTTCTTTATTTTCAGTATAATCTGCATCATAAACTTTTGAATTTGTTGCCACTATTCTAGCTTTTGGCATAAAATTATGATGAACCTTAGTATGCAAAAGTGTCATGTCTGAATCTCCGTTCAAGCCGTCTGGAGCGCCATTGTATCCATATAGCTGCCACCTCGTTGGCGCAAAAACTGTTCCGAAAACTGATTCAGTGGAGTTGCTGGCATAATGTGACTCAGAAGCTCCAGCGCTAGCAATGTGATAACACTCAGCCTGCTGTGCATTTCCATTACCAAAATCATATACTAAATAATATGGAAAAGCCCCTTGATCCATTAAAACGTAATCATTAAAAGATCCGTTGATTTCTTGGTTGAAAGCTTTCCATGCGGGATAGCTTCCATTAACAGCATTGCTTTGATTTGGAGTTGTTCTTGTGACAGAGGTAAAATCCATTTTATCAGAGCCGTTACTTTTTAGTCCTGAAATTAATCCTACAACTTTATTTTGACCAGAAGCAGTTGCTATTGCAGTTGCACTGGTAAATTTAGGAGTCAAGTATGATCCATAACCTATTTTATTTCTATACAACTCTGAATTTTTGGCTTCGAGTTCATGTTTTCCATCTTGACCGCTACAAGGAATATTATCTGTAGGATAAAAGTCTAAGATTGCTCCATTTGTATTTATACATAATCCTCCAGTTCCACCAAATCCAAAACTTCTAGGCTCTGGTCCGTAAGTCGAGCTTATATATCTTTCTGTGTAATTTTGCACGGGATGCTCACCATTGAATCCGTCTTGACCAAAGCCTCCACCGAAACCTCCATAACCTCCAGCATTTCTCAATGATTCTTGTTCATCAGGAAAACTAACTTTTAAACCGCTTGGATTTTGCAGAGCATAGTTGCCTCTGCCCATGACTGGCGCAGCAAGAAACATAGATGTTGCACCATTACCGCCTCTGGCTTCACCAATTTGTTCTCCAGTGCTAAGAGGAAAAGTTATTTCAGATGACTCGCCATTTTTTGAGCTTGTTAAAACCTCAAATGTCCTGCTGCTAAACGCTCTAACTTTTGACACAAACTGTGCACAACCTTTACCTCCATCTGCTGGAGAAGGAGAAATAATTCCAGCATCGCCTCCTTCAGACGTTGATAAATTAAACCCAGCGCCACCTCCACCACCGCCACCTGGTCTCACTTCATAATAAAACTGATCTTGTTTATTGTCTTTAGGATCATCTTTATCTGGCGTAGCAGGAACTATTTTAGCTTGTAAAGCTGGATGTGGTTTTGTGAAAGCTAGGTGATGAGTTTTTAAATCTGATTTATATGGCAAAAGTGTTTCCCTGACCCCTCTGTCTCTTGAAGATAAAGTCTTTGTATTTGGATCAAAAGTGATTATTTCTCTTGGGATCTGAAGCGCAGTAATATTTGAAACTCTTGTACCTCCAGCACCACCGCCACCGCCTCCACCTCCGATAAATCCTTTGCATTCCAACCTAATACTAGAAGAAGCGTAATCAGAACTAATCTCAAAAGCTGTACCGCCATTTGCTCCGTCATTTGGTGTAGACCCAACTGAATAGTTTCCATCCATTTTGCCTTTTAAGTACCTTAATGAAATTGGTCCAACTCCAGCGAGTTCTGGCAACGAGCAAAACCTAACTTCTTTTGACGACAAAGTCGACCTTTGTGAAGAGGTTACAGTGTACGCTATTGGACATTCTTTTTTGTCTCCAATTGCTCCTCCGTAAGATCTCACAGAAAAAGCGTTTGCACCTTTGCCTCCAGCACCAATTATTTGTGTTGTTTTTGGAATATATAATTCTATAGGAACTGGGTCCAATCCTCCTCCTCCACCGTATGTACTCGTAAATTTTGTTCCAGTATCCAAAGCGGGCAAGCTGGTATTTGCTGAAAATATGTACATCTCCTCATCAAATTTAAACTCAATTTTTGAAAATGCATTAACTGTTATATTTGAGTTTAACGCGTTCAATCTGTTGATTTCATTTTGAGCGATTGTTTTTAGGTTTACATTTTTAAAACCAATATTTGATTCTGCGAAACTTTTTGCCGACTCTTTGTCCACTCTTACTGTTAAAGATGTTTTAGCAACTGTTGCGCTTGCATGTACAAATTCAGTGGCTTCAACTTTTCTCAAATTTCCTCCGTTAACATTTCCGCCAATCAAGTCTATATTTTGTGTTCTGATTCTAAAATGATGCGCTTGACCAGGAACACATGGATAACTAAAAACTGTTGTTCCTGTTGGCTCATCGATAAGAACGCCTGTTGCGGTTTCGCCAGCGGGTAAAGATGAAGCGGGAGCAACGCCAGAAACTTCTAATAAAATTCCTGTCGCCGTTAATGGTTCACTATATGTCCATTGACCAGTTAATAAAATGTCATCTTCATTAGCCTTGACATCAAACGATGCAATCGGCCCAGGAGGCACAGCTTCCGCATTTCCAGTTAAATCTATTTTTATAGTTCCACTTGGGTCTGCAAAGTTATATTGATCAGTGCTTGTAACTGTAAGTTGTGATGGCCTATTATGCGGTCCAGTATACCCAGCCCCACCATGCCCAGAAAAATAATAAAAATAACCTTCTGTAGACAAGTCATCTGTAAACCAAGAGTTTTGTGCTCCAGATTTTCCAGTTGTAGCAAACTCTATTTCAAAAAATCCACTTTCTTTTTGGCCAAGTTCAAAAATCGCACTTGCATGGCTATTGAGCTTGAATCTAGAATCTGTATTATCTTTAAATTTGTAAACCCCAGACCTTGCGTGCTCTCCAGACAAATTTAAAGTTGATATAATTTTTTGATCGCCACTATTATATAAATACATGCCAGTCCCACTTTTGAAGCCAGTCATAAAAATGCCATAATCTACTTCGAAGACTGAGCCAGCAGTTCCAATTTGCTTTTCATAAGGAGCTATAACTCTACCTCCTTCATCTAAAATAAATGTTCTAAAATTTCTTGGAGTCTTATTTAAGTCTAGCGGCATTTCTTCAAACGCTGCAGACAAACTTCTGTTATCATTAAAAACATAACTGTCAGACCAACCTTGACAAACAAATATTTTATTTGCTTGTTCGTACGGATGTGGCGGAGAAAATTTAAAACTTTCGTATCCTTTTTTATTTATTAAAAAATGGCTAATTGCTTTTGCCTCATGCTCACTCTTTCCTTGAAATTCTAAATTTATGTCAAGCAAATTTGTATTAATACCGTCATTCCATCTTTCAACATAGTTTCTGTTTAATTCACTTTTTAGTAATCGCGGCTTTTGTGGAATATTAAAAGATGTTGGTTTAAAATAAAATGTATCGTTAGTCCATAAAGTGTTTGCGCCAGTTGGCCCGTTAGCAGCAGTAGCGATACCAGATCCTTTGCCAGTGTGATAATAAAATCCACTAAAGTTTGAAATATTGTGTCCACTAAAATAAACAATATCATAAGTACCATATGTTGCTCCCGCCGCCCAAAAACCTGAAGTGTTATCTAAATTTATTTCTTTGTTTTTCCAATTTGTTAACGAGTCTTCGCTTTTATCAAACAATGCGCTAATATTATGTACATTAGTAAATACTTGATTATGATCAAACTCTTCGCAATAATATTTGCCTGTTTGATTATAAGGTCTAAAAGGTGTAAAGTTAAAACCTGTTAATATTAAGTCTCCTTGATATTCTGTATGTAAATTTGGATAAGCTCCAGCAGTCCCAGACGCAGCACCAGTATAACCTTCTTCGAACCTGTGTCCTAAGAAATGTAAAATTGCTTTTGCTTCTTTTGTTGTTCGCCCTTGAAAACCTAGGTTATATTTTATTTTTAGATTGTTATGTGATTTAGGTAGTAATGTGTAATAGCCGTCTCCAAAAGTGTGTTTATTATTTTCCGCGCTAAAAGAAACGCTAGAGTTATAAGAGGGAGTGCTTGGAAAACTTCTTGTCCATTTAGTGTTTGTTCCTGTGGGTGACAAGCTTGTGTTTGACGCGGAGCTGTTATCTGCAGTTGCATAATAGTAGCCAGACTCAAAAGGATTACAGCCCGTAACACTATGGCCAGAAAAAAATACAACATCAAACTTTTTATAAGATTGAGTTGGACTCCATCCAGATATATCAAAATCTACCTTCATTACTGAAAAACTTGCCTAACCGATATTACACCATTTAAATAGTTTTGCGCAGAAACTGTAAGATTTTGGCTTACAATCTGGCCACTGCATCTTAACTTTTCCAAAGTATGATTTGAGTTCATGTCTAGCATATGGCAAGTAATTTCCGCATGATTTCCAGAGACGGCTAGTACGTCTCCAATATTGTCTCCACGTATGGTCATGTTTACTTCAACTCCTTGTTTTGTTACTCTTGTAGGAGTTGTTTCTCCCGCTAAATATATTGGCATTCTTTGTGCAGATACAGAATAAGAAACAGATAATGTATTGTTAATGTTTGATGGCGTACCTGCAACAAAAGATCTGATACCGTGCGCATATTTGTTTGTCCAATTACTTAAACTTGTTGGATTGCTAAAATTAGAAGATATGTTACTTGTTAATGCGCTGTAAAAGTCCATGTTAGAAGATATCATTACTGGCGAGTATGGTTCTACATCTAAACTAAATGATGTTGTGTAAGCATCGGAAAATCCCAATCCACCAAAGCTTCCGTTGCGTGTATCGGCTTCATTAATTCCAGTGATATCAAGATATGTTGGTAATGCTCCAGTCATATAATATTCAAATGACATTTGACCCTTCAGACCATTTGTTGGTGCATACCTTTCTATTTCTCCATATATGTTTCTTGATTCTGATAATGAAGCTTCAACATTAATAGATGCCGTATCAGCAAAGATATCGTCATTACCTACTTTTACTAAAACATCTTCGTATTTTAAAAATGCCATTATCGTTTATTAGAATATTTTTTGTAAGTTAAGTTAACTGTTATTGCGCCGCCTACATCAGAACTAAAACTTTCAGATATTAATCTAGATTTTGACAAATCAAACTTTATAATCTCACTGCCAGAATCGTCATTAATTGTTATGTCAACGGGGTGAACATGTATGCCTGTTAATGCTCCATATAAATTCTTTGTTTCATAATCATCAATTTCAAGTGTGAAATTTGTTGTAGATTCTACTGGGTAAATTAAATCGACTTGTGCTGGCATTTTCCATTTAACATCATCACCAAGAATATCTGCGGTTGCAGCTGTCGGTAAAGCATAAATTGGTTCTCGCGGCAATTCAACCGTGTGACTAAACGAAGTAATTCTATTTGTGCTTGATCCGTCACATGTTAAAACTATGCCACCTTGATCTGGTACACGTATCGTGGGATTATCTGCTGCCGCTGCACCACCGTTATATCTAGCATCAATACCTGGGCCTAAATCTCCAAACACAGATATAGAAGCTTGCACAGATGGAACTTCTCCAATACCACAAGATATACTATAACTATTAAGGTATCCACTATGAAAACCAAATGAACCACTTAAATTATTTTCAAGTGTCCCTCCTATGTTTGGTTTTTCATAAAATATTGTTCCACTAAAAGCATAAGTTGGCCCATCTCCTGTTAAGTTTAAGAATGGATCTTCGCTTATCAGTGCGCGACTAACAGTAAAGTTGCCTTGCATCGGCTGTGATATTAATCCAGTAACATATCCAAAACCAATAAAGTTTACATTTTTTTCTGTAACACCATAATTGCCTTCAATACTTTGGACACCAGAAATGCCAGTGCCATTTATAAATATTGATTGGTTATATGGTAGTGAAGCGTTTTTCATTATGGTTTAGCGTATGGATCTCTTAAATTGCCACCAACACGTTTTTCGTGTTCAATAACTTCAAGAACTGCGCGTCTTATTTTGCGACCTAAGTCACGGCCGTTGGATTGACGATCATTATTTGTGCCTGATGCATCTTCGCTGACTGTTGGGCCTGTTGCACCCATATTGACTGCGATGTTAACAGTGTTATTGTTTGTTGAACTTGATGCGTCAGAAGATTTTGCAGAACCTTCTTGTGGAACAAATTTTTGGTTTCCAACCATGCCGCCAGACTGAAAGCGGTTCATGCTGTTTAGCATATTACTTCCATATTTTCTTACTGCTCCAGCGTTGACTACAAACTCTCCACCAGTTAGCATTGCGGGTATGTTATCGATTGAGCCGCCACGCTGATAAGGAATAATTACATTACCGTATTTATCTTTTACTGGCCCCTTTCTATTTTTTCTAAACTCGTATGGAGTCACATTGTTGGTTGGTCCCACACGACCAGTCGGGTCGAACATTCGACCAGTCGGGTCGAACATTCTACTGGGGTTGGCGGGCACAAGCCCTGGCCGAGCCAAAGGTTCATCTGTACTGAGATATTGGAATACGGTATCATCAACTTGTTTTTCTATTGCTTGCTCAAATTTTTGGTGAACACCTAATCCACCAAGACCTCTGTGTTCTGGCAGCGGAATTACACCATATTTTCCGCCTACGCTTAATGCCTCATTATACATATGCTGAGCCATGGCCGCTCTGTCACCAGGTTTTATTCCTGCTTTGCGAAATGTATTCATTAAAGCTCCAGCTCTGCCCCCATGCGCATCGGATTGAGCAACTGCTTTGTTCATAGACATACCTGACGCCAAGTTCTTACCGAGGTGAAAGTGCTGATCACTCATTCGAATTGCTCTGTTAGCTGATGCTGTGCCAGTAAATCCTGGGGCCATTGGTGTCCCTTGTCTTCCGCCAAACGCAGTTGAGGACGGCGGACCAGGAATCATATTATACCCAGGAGCAGAACCTCCTTGATGTGGCATTGCCCCGAGATTTGGATCAAAGGCGTTAAGAGCTCGCGCTTCTGTGTAGCTCATTCCGTCACTTGCCTTAGGTTTTTTCTTAAACAAATTTCCACTCATTAAAGCACTTAAACCCACGTTGATTCCTGTACTTACAACTGTTGATACAAGTTGATCTCTTTCTGCTTGTTTTTGGAATTGTTTTTGAATTTGCTTTTGTCGTTCTTGTCTTAAAAATCCACGAGTAGTTTGTGACGCAGGATCCTGCAGAGCTATTGAACTTAAATTTTTATTAAATACGTCTAAATTTAACCCAATACCACCGCCGCCAAGAGCAGATCCTCCGCTACTTGGTCCAAACGATGCGTTGCCAAATCTTTCTAAAGCTTTTCTTTTGTGTTTTGAAGGTACTCCGCCAAAAACTCCACCACCAGTTTGAAATCTTGGAAACATACGAAAGTTTATCGCATCAAGATTCTCTTTGCCAACTGCAGAAGTCGCCTTTTGATTTAAAATATATTCCCCTGGCTCTACCATAGCGTGAACTTTGTCTCCCGTGCCGCTTCCAGGAACAAATGCACCCCTTTGATTTCCTCCTCCTATTCCAAAAAAGTTGCCCAGTTTTCCGCCTACAAAATCAGCAACGTTTGCAGAAGCTTGTTGGTTAACTGCTCCAAGCGTACCCATTAGTAAATTCATTCCAATTTTGCTTCCGCTCATTGACGGATCAGCAATACTTTGTAGCGCGCTTTGTAATGAATTTTTGAATCCTTCTATACCAGCAACTAACATGCTTTGTTTATCTAAAGTTTGTGCAGTTTCTTGTAAAGCTTTGGCGTAATCTTTTTGATTTTGTGTATTGATTTCAATCAGCTTAGCTGAATTATTTAACTCTTTTGAAAAATTTTCTAAATTCTGTAATTGCTCTGTTGTTAGGTCGAGTTTATCAGCGCCGAAAGCCCCCTCTTTGAAGTTTAAATCTTTGAATACTTTTTGTGCCGACGCAATTGGTGTGTCACCAGTCAACGCTTTAGTCATGGCTTGCATTAGAGGCTCATTTAGAGGGCTTTCTCCTATTTTTAAATTAGCAAATTTTTGACCCATGCCTGCAGCCAAATCACCGCGAGCAAGTTCATCTGCAATGCGAGCTTCATTCATTGCATCACTAAACCTCATATCAATTGTGCTTCTTGTGCCACCAACTCGTTCCATCATCCCGAAACGCATATTTGCTGCAACCTGCCTTCTTTGAGTAGCTCCAGCGCTTCGTGCTCGCACTTGATCTTGTGAAATTTGTTGATCAACTAATCTTCTGCGCATATCCATAAAAGCTTGAAATCTGTTAACTTCTTCTGGGCTTTTTGCGTCTGGG